GCTATGACGCACAAGCTAAGTTACCAGAATTTGTTATGTATGAATTATTGCCACAAAACGCATTAGGTTGTGTCGCTCGTACTAACGCATTTGCTCCAAATCAATTTGTTCAAAATGGCGCTGTTCCAGGCGACTATGCTGGCACAGGTTACGATAAAGGACACATGGCTCCAGATGGTGATTTATCATGGGATCCACAAGTAGAATATGAATCATTCTTAATGACTAATATGAGCCCACAAGCCGGCTCGTTGAACCGTGGTATTTGGAAATTATTAGAAACTAGTGTTCGTGGTTGGGCTGTACAACGCAACCAGTCGTACACAGTTATTGCGGGTGGTTTGTATGGGCAAGGCGATAAAGTTATTGGTAAAGGCGTTATTGTACCACATGGCTTTTACAAGATTGTAATCAACAATCAAACTAAAGAAGTAGCCGGCTGGGGCTTCCCACATACAGCACCATACCCTAACTTGGGTAATGACTTAACTAAATTCCGTGTTCCTGTTGCTACTATCATGGCAGACGCACAAGTTAAGTATGCTTTACCACAAGGTTATATTGAATTAGCCCCAGGTAAAGAATGGAGTGTGGATTTTGGAAAATTAACTCAAATGAAACGCCAAAAATGCGGAGCTAACGCTTCAGACGATTAAAAACTTGCCGATCAAGGGTCATAACAGTTAAATACAATTATGGCCTTTGACGCAAGCTCGCTAGCTAAAACCCCCCACAAACAACAAGTTTGGACTGAACAACAGCTCAAAGAATTCGCTCTTTGTGCTGATCCAGTAACCGGCCCAGAATATTTTATGGATCATTTCTTCTATATCCAGCATCCGGTTAGAGGGAAAATGCAGTATCATCCTTTTGAGTATCAAGAGCGATTAATTAACACTTATCACAATTATCGTTTTAGTATTTCTATGATGCCACGACAAACAGGTAAGTCTACATCAGCCGCAGGTTACTTGCTATGGTATGCAATGTTTGTTCCAGATTCCACAGTTCTAATTGCCGCACACAAGTATGACGGCTCCCAAGAAATTATGACTCGTGTGCGATATGCGTATGAAATGTGTCCTGATCATATTCGCGCTGGCGCCACAAACTATAATAAAGGCTCTATAGAATTTGAAAACGGTTCACGCATTGTGTCGGCAACAACTACAGAAAACACAGGTCGTGGTATGTCTATATCACTATTATATTGTGATGAGTTCGCATTCGTTCGACCTAGCGTAGCACAAGAATTTTGGACTTCAATTTCGCCAACACTAGCAACTGGTGGTAAATGTATTATTACATCTACACCTAACTCAGACGAAGATCAATTTGCGCTGTTATGGAAAGGCGCTCTTAAAATGGAAGATTCACACGGTAATCCACAAGAAGTAGGCATCAATGGTTTCCGTGCTTTCCGTAGCTATTGGAGAGAACATCCAGACAGAGATGACGCTTGGGCTGCGGCGCAACGAGCACAATTAGGTGAAGACCGTTTCCGTCGCGAGATGGATTGCGAATTTATTATTAACGATGAGACGCTAATCGCGCCGGCTAAACTCATAGACTTAGAGGGAATGGAGCCTATACACCGTACAGCACAAGTTCGTTGGTATAAACAACCTGAGCCTGGCAGAATGTATTGCGTAGGTCTAGATCCATCATTAGGTACTGGCGGCGATCCTGCTGCCATACAAATTTTTGAAGCAAACACCACAGAGCAAATAGGTGAGTGGAAACACAACAGAACACCTATTCCAGAGCAAATTCGCATACTTGCGGACATTGTCAAATACATTTATACTATTGTTAAAGACGAAGAATCAGTTTATTATTCTGTAGAAAATAATACCATTGGCGAAGCGGCACTTATATCCATTGATCAGTTTGGAGAAGAAAATATTAAAGGCTATTTCTTGTCAGATCCTACCAGAGGAGCCGGCAGGTATCGTAAAGGTTTCAACACTAGCCCTAAAAACAAACTTACAGCTTGTGCTAAATTAAAAACATTAATTGAAACAAATAAAATGAAATTACGCAGTCGTCCATTAATTTCTGAACTAAAAACATTCGTGGCCAACGGGGTTAGTTATGCGGCAAAACCAGGCAGTACCGACGACTTAGTTATGGCTACATTGCTGGTTACACGCATGATGATATTACTTCAAACTTACCATCCAGAAATGGATACGCAAATGCGTGATTTCGGGGAAAGTATTACCCCGCCGTTGCCCTTTATTTCAACAATGTATTAAATTAAAAATAGCTAAATAATATACCATGGCAGAAAACAACGCTAACCAGAAATTAAACGACTTACTCATTAGTAAGAATTTTGACCCGCAGTCATTAGATAGTATGGGCAAACCTGCCCCATCTCCAGAACAAGCTGATTTATTTTCTTTTGATTACAAAGGTGAATCAGGACAAAACTATGGCACAGTAGTTGTGATGCTTACCGAAGACAATAATCTAAATGTTTACTTTGGCGATAATATTGGTAAAAGTATGGAAGGCGATGACAAAAAAGGTTGGTTTGACTTTTTATATCAATTGCGTATGTTTGCCAAGAGAAATTTATTAAGTTTCTCATTACAGAATTTAAACAAATTAAAATACAGTATGCAAGGTCAAGCCGCAATTAGCGAAGGCTTATTTGAATCTTGGGCTGGCACAAAAACTCAATCATGGAATGGCGCAGAAACTGAAGCTAGACTAATGATTAAACATAAACGAGCTATTGGCGAGAATGATGCTCGCTTCCGTTATGTAGAATCTTTATTTGTAGAGACAGCCGAAGGTGAACGCTATAAATTGCCGTTTACAAAATTATCAGCTGGTCGTGCTATGGTAGAACACGTGCGTCAAGGTGGTAAGCCTTACGATATTCGCGGACAACATATTGCTACTATTGTTGAAGAAATGAATTTATTAAGTCGTTTCCGTCGTGCCAATCAAGGTAAAATCTTTGAAGGTGAAACACAGCACTTAGTAGAACAAGCTACACATTATTACGAAACATTACAAAGTAATCTAAAAAGTTTAAGTACAAAAAATGGTTACGCAAAGTATTTTGAAGGTTGGGATCCAGCCGCATTAAGTGACGAAGATGTTATTATCGAAGATTTGCGTCATATGTTTGTGGAACAAAACATAGATTCACGCATCGAGCAAGCACTACCATTATTGGCAAAATTACAACGGGAACAAAGCATGAAAGAAGCTAACATATTTGAAAATTGGGCAAACCTTATTCTTGAAGGTACTTGGGCAGTTCCGGATACTAAAGAGAAACAAGCTCAACTAGTTAGCTTGCTTAGTCAAGAATTACCAGTAGGTCCTGATGCTACTAATGCTACAGAACTATTATATGACTTGTTAGGCGATGACGAATTGTTTGACCGTTTAGAAGAATTGGCTGAACAAGATGCCAATGCCGACGCTCGTGAAATTATTCTTTCTCGTTTGGAACAATTAAAAAGCAATCCAGCTATAGCACAAGTTATTGGACAATTAAAGAACCCAATCCCAGATTCACAAGAACCAGTTCAAGAGCGCATTAAAGATCCACACACACAAACAGAAGATCCACCAAATACACAGCAACCAGAAGTTACTCCTAATATGCTAGACGAATTAAGTCCAGACACATTAGGTAGCTATGTTAAGCGAGCAAGCTCTGACCGTGCTATGAAAAACTTCGACCAAGGTGTAGATATGGGCGTTTCATATGGCGAACGTCAACCAAAATTTGACGCAGAAAAAGATCGGCAAGATAACAATCGCCGTCGTGGTATTCATAAGGCAGTTAATCGTTTAGTTAAAGAAGGCGCAATGAACGAAGTAGATATTTTACTACAAGATATTGCTCGCAACAATGTTGATATCTACAATATCTATGCTAATCCAAAAACTAATGTAGAAAAATTTGTAAGTAAACAAATTCATGATAAAATTGACGAGATTACATTCGAAACTGGATTACATCCAAAAGACGACATTGATAAAATATTACAAATAATTTATGATGATATAGCCAAAGACTATGACGTCGACGAAGGCGCTATTGGTAAAGGATTGGGATTGATTGCCGGCGAATTAATTGCTCCAGAAATTCCAGGTAGCGGAATGATAGGCGCACATATCGGTGATACATTAGGCGATAAATTGAGCAATATGATTAGCGGCAACAATGACGAAGTGGACGAAACCGCTAGTAGTACTGCTGACCAAATGAAACAAGTACAAGATGAAATTGAAAAAATTGTCCGCTCGGGCGGTCGTGTGGGATTAAATGATCCGTTAAGTCAAAAGTTAAAAGCACTTAAAGATAAGTTACATTCTGCCAAAGAAGTTAACGAAAATACAGCGTTAACTGGCCCGTACGGACACTCTGGCAAATTAGAACCAGTCGAAGGCACTGACGAAGATATGATGGCAAGAATTAAGTTCTTAGCAGGAATCAGAGAAACCGACGCACCAACCGAAACTCAAGCAGATTCCAATTTAACTACCATGAAATCTGTCAGTTCCATCTTCCTTAGATAAATAAGTATTAGAAAGCAATAATCGGCAACATTAATAAGGCAACTTAACCAGTTTAGTAGTAAACACAGACAGTCCTGTGTATAATAAAGACTGTAGGCAACTTTAATCTAGTAACATAGATAGGCATCACATTTTATAATTTGAAAGGCAACTTAAAATGGCATCATTAGCAGAAATCAGAGCCCGCTTACAAGCGGCAGAAGGTAATAAACAAGGCGGTAATTCACAAGGCGACCAAGCAATTTATCCACATTGGTCAATTGACGAAGGTCAAAATGCCACACTCCGCTTCCTCCCAGACGGTAATACAAAAAACACATTCTTTTGGCAAGAACGAGCAATGATTCGTTTACCATTTAGTGGTGTTAAGGGAGAATTAGAATCCAAACAAGTACAAGTTCGTGTTCCATGCGTTGAGATGTGGGGCGAGACTTGCCCAATCTTGTCAGAAGTACGCACATGGTTTAAAGATCCAGCGTTGGAAGATATGGGTCGTAAGTATTGGAAAAAGCGTGATTACATTTTCCAAGGCTTTGTTCGTGAGAACCCATTGTCAGATGACAAGGCTCCAGAAAATCCAATTCGCCGTTTCATTATCGGCCCACAAATCTTCACACTTATCAAAGGTGCGTTGATGGATCCAGAGTTGGAAGAATTACCAACAGACTATTTAAAAGGTCTTGACTTCCGTATCTCTAAAGGTAGCAAAGGCGGCTTCGCTGACTATTCAGGCTCTAAGTGGGCTCGTAAAGAATCAGCACTAACAGAAGCTGAACAAGCGGCTATTGAACAATATGGTTTGTTTGATTTATCAACATTCCTTCCAAAGAAACCAACTGATGTTGAGTTGAAAGTTATCAAGGAAATGTTCGAAGCATCAGTGGATGGTCAGAGCTATGATGCTGAGCGTTGGGGTCAATACTATCGTCCAGCAGGAGTAAATGCTCCGGCAGGTACTTCAGCACCAGCGGCCATAGCAGAAGATGCTCCAGTAGCTAAAGCGGTGCCAGCGCCAGTAGCTTCTAGTTTTGATGAAGAAGATGATGTTCCTGTAACAAGTGCTCCAGTTTCAACTTCTGCGGCAACTTCGGACAAAGCGCAAGATATTTTGCAAATGATTAGAGCACGTCAACAAAAGACTGTTTAATGACCGTAGCTTTTGTCTATAAATGGACTCACATACCGACCTTAAAGTGGTATGTGGGTTCCAGAACCGCCGAAGGCTGCCATCCAGATGATGGGTATATCGCATCGGCTAAATTACTGAGAAAGCATATCTTAGAAAATAAAGAAGAGTGGAAACGAGAAGTCATCAGTATCGATAGTGTTAAAAATGTATTAGATCTAGAAACAGAAATCTTACAAATGTTTGACGCAAGACACGATCCTAGAAGTTGGAATCGACACAACAATGATGGCATAATCGTAATCACAGGCGATAAAAATCCAATGAAAGATCCAGAAGTGGCACAACTAGTAGCAAATGCTATTCGTGGTGATAATCACTGGACCCACAACTTAGATGGTAAAGAACATCCGCAAAGAGGACAAAAGCGACCAACAATAACGGGCGACAATCATCCAAATAAAGATCCAATAAATGCTGCTAAGATTAGTAAAAGTCATACAGGTAAACGACATGAATACATGGACGGCAAAAAAAATATTATGCATCGTGAAGAAGTATTAGCGCAATTATCGGGCGGCAATCATTGGGTGAATAAAATTGAAAACCGGTTGACTTGTGAACATTGCGGCATTACAATAATGAAAAGCAATTACACTCGTTGGCACAGCAAGAATTGTAAATTTAAAAAGGAATAAAAATGGCTAAACCTTACGACTTCAGTAAGTTCAGGAAAGATATTACAAAATCTATTGACGGAATGTCAATTGGATTTAACGATCCAACAGATTGGGTTAGTACTGGCAATTTTGCTTTGAACTATCTCATCTCAGGAGACTTTAACAGAGGAATTCCTTTGGGTAAAGTAACAGTATTCGCAGGTGAATCGGGCGCAGGTAAGAGTTATATCTGTTCTGGTAACATTGTAAAGAACGCACAAGACCAAGGTATTTTCGTAGTATTAATTGATACAGAAAATGCGCTAGATGAAAAATGGTTACACAATCTAGGCGTCGATACAAGTGAAAGCAAATTGCTTAAACTTAACATGGCTATGATTGATGACGTGGCTAAAACAATTTCAACCTTTATGCAAGATTACAAAACATTACCAGACGGCGAGCGTCCAAAGGTATTGTTTGTAGTTGACTCATTGGGTATGTTGTTGACTCCAACTGACGTTAATCAGTTTGAAGCTGGCGATATGAAAGGTGACATGGGTCGTAAACCTAAGGCACTTACAGCGTTAGTTCGTAACTCAGTTAACTTCTTTGGTAGCTTTAACGTTGGTATGGTATGTACTAACCATACATACGCTTCACAAGATATGTTCGATCCAGATGATAAAATCTCAGGCGGACAAGGCTTTATCTACGCATCAAGTATTGTTGTTGCTATGAAGAAAATGAAGCTCAAAGAAGACGAAGACGGTAACAAGATTAGCGATGTTATGGGTATTCGTGCTGGGTGTAAAGTAATGAAAACTCGTTATGCTAAACCTTTTGAAGGAATGCAAATTAAGATTCCTTATGAAACAGGTATGAATCCGTACAGCGGTATGGTGGACTTAGCTGAAAAGCGTGGCTTGCTCAAGAAAGAAGGCAACAGTTTAGTATTCGTATCGTCAGATGGCGAAGTTATTAAACAGTTCCGTAAAAAATGGGAAGCTAATGAAGATGGTTGCTTGGATAAAATCATGGCAGACTTCGGAAAACCAGCAGAAACAGTAAGTACTGATGACACAGTAACGGAGGAATAAGAATGTCAGTAGATTTAGCAAAAGAAATTTATAACGAACTAAAGCGTTTTGTAAACGTAGTGGATCGCGATGAAGCCGCAGAAACATTAGTAGCAGTACTAATTGATAACGATATTGATGCGGACGATATCAAAGATACATTTAAATCTGAGTCAGAAGTTAAACGAGCTCTTACAAGTTATCTTAAAGATCATCAAGATGATGAAGATGATGATGAGGAAGACTTTGAATACGATGACAACGAGAACGAAGACTATTAATGTGGTATAGTCGTGTAACAGCCGATTTGGGTGCGATACCAGATTTTATTGCACACTATGAAACTGAACTCGAAGATGCTAAACGGGAATGCCGGGTAGGTGGTTTGATTGAAAAAAATATTACTGCTTTACCTGGTATTACTGAACACAGGTTCAATCAGCTTCAAGAAATTGAAGCGGTATTGAATTATCTTAATATACAATTACGCAAAATTCGTCGTAAGCATTTTCAAAAGTATTTGGAAGGATATGCTCGTGCGTTAACTAGTCGCGATGCTGAAAAATATGTAGATGGTGAAGACGAAGTTATTGATTTCGAAACACTCATCAATGAAGTAGCATTGTTACGCAATCGCTATCTCGGTATTATGAAAGCTATGGAATCTAAAAACTTTATGTTAGGTCATATTGTTAGACTCAGAGCAGCAGGAATGGAAGATATACAGGTATAAAATGTTTAGAAACGAAGACGAAGCACATCAACATAGTTTACAGATTCTCAATCACTTAGCCCAATATGAAGATTTTATGATGTCTATTAAGACATTAGCTGATATTGGGTGTGGCACTGGTCGAGATTTAGAATGGTGGGCCACTAGAACTACAAGCGGAGATAGACCTTCACCTCTCAATATACAATGTCAAGGTATAGATATTGTAGAGAGTTTGCCAATGGCACATCAATATACCAATATCACTTATCAGAAAGTAGATTTTGAATCAAGTATCTATCCACCGCCTGATAAATTTGATGTATTGTGGTGTCATAATTCATTTCAATATGCGCTCAATCCAATTCAAACATTAATCAATTGGCGAGACATTACTTCGCCTGGGGCTATGTTAGCCTTGGCCATCCCACAAACAACTAATATACATCATAAAGATTTAGATTTTAGTCAACAGGATGGATGTTACTATCACTATACTTTAGTTAACTTAATTCATATGTTAGCGGTAGCAGGGTGGGATTGTAAATCTGGATTTTTTAAACGAGATCCTATTGATAATTGGTTATATGTTGTGGTGTACAAAAGCGAAACGGCTCCCTTTGATCCTAAAACTGTTCGTTGGTACGACTTAGTTGACGCTAAACTATTACCTGATTCTGCTGATAAATCAGTATTGGCAAGAGGCTATTTGCATCAGCAAGATTTAGTCCTGCCTTGGCTAGACAAGAGTTTAACTTGGTTGGGCGCACAGTAATTCGTTGTATTAAAACAACACATTTGACCCCCGTTTTTAGGGGGTTTTTTGTAGGTTGACGAATAATTGCCATTTTGCTATACTATTAACATAGTAAACAATTAAGCAAAGGAAATAATATGTCAGTATATAATGTAACTTACACAGTATATCGCCCAGGTAGTGGTGAAGTTTTAAGCGAAGGCACTATGCCTATTAACACTAGTTCAGCTTATATGGCTGAACAAACAGTTAAAACTATGTTTGGCTCCGCAGAAGTGGTAATTCGTTATACCAATCCTGCTTAGTTGACAATAAATTGTTTTTACAATATAATAGTTACTTAAAATATAAAAGTAGGAGCTAAAAGTATGGCAAAGGTATTAATTAAAAATGGTGTGTATCGCAATATGCCAGTTCAAAATGTTGCGTTCACTTTAGTAAAAGATTTTCAAACAGGCGCCAAAGGAGGCTATGTGACAGTAAAATCAGATGGCTTTTTTGGTCCAGAGTATGACGATGTTCGTGTTAAAATAAATGGAATCGACGATGTAGAATTTGTTGTCGACGGCGAATATTCTCCTTATGTTCCTCAGACAACTTTTAAAGAAATTGCTCAAGCGAAAGAAATTACGCCAGCAGAATCTGATGAAGAAGTAATGAATCGTATTGAAGAACGATTCGAAATCCTACATCAAATGACTCGTGCTACTATCGCAGGCGATGTTCGTGCGATGATTGTAGTTGGCCCCCCAGGCGTAGGTAAGTCCTATGGTGTAGAATTTGAACTTGAGAAGTCAGGACTGTTTGACAAAATCTCAGGTAAGAAAATTAAGTACGAAGTAGTTAAAGGTGCTATGACTCCAATTGGTCTGTACTGTACACTTTATCGTCACTCAGACGCTAATAACGTCTTAGTATTCGATG